TGTTGTTGAAGAAGGTTTAATTGACAGTATTAAAGAAGCTGCTGAAGAAGAAGCAGTTGAAGAAGAACTTTCTGAAGAGTCTAAAGAAGTTAAAGAAACTGAATTAGAAGAAGAAGAAAAAGAAGAAATGAACTACGTTACTAAAGAAGAGTTTGCATCTGCTGTTGAAGAAATCAAAGCAATGATAGACGAAAAACTTGGTAACAAAGAAGAAATGAAGGAGGAAGTAAAAGTAGAAGAAAAAGAAGAACTTTCTGCTGTTGCTCCCGAACCTGTAAAACATAATCCTGAAGCTGAAGTTGATAATAAACTAAATTTTAAAATTTCTGAAAACAGAATTAAAACAACTAAAGACAGGGTTTTTGATAAAATTTTTAACAATAATTAATATAAAATAAAATGGCAAATAGTTTAAATAGTCTAACTACAAGTTATAGCGGTGATTTTGCGGGGAAATACCTGTCAGCGGCTTTATTATCAGCTAACACAATTGATAAAGGTGGAATAGAAGTAAAACCTAATATCAAATTCAAATCAGTAATGAAAAAAGTAGCAACTGGTGCTGTAATAGCAAATGCAAGTTGTGATTTTACTAAGACTGACGATGCAGTAACAATAACTGAAAGAATCCTACAACCAGAGGAGTTTCAAGTAAACCTTGAATTTTGCAAAAAAGATTTTGCTGAGGATTGGGAAGCGGTTTCAATGGGTTATTCTGCATTTGATAATATGCCACCTAAATTTTCAGATTACATCATAGGTCATGTTGCTGGAATGGTTGCAGAAAAAACAGAGCAAAATATCTGGGAAGGAACTAATGCTACTGCTGGAGAATTCGATGGCTTGGCTACTTTAGCTCTTGCTGATACTGACGTTCTTGATGTAACTGGAACAACTGTTGACGCTGCGAATGTTGTTGCTGAATTAGGGAAAATTGTAGATAGCATACCAGCTTCACTTTACGGTAAAGAAGACGTACACATTTACATTTCACAAAACATAGCGAGAGCTTATGTTAGAGCTTTAGGTGGATTCGCTGCTACTAATAGTGGTGTAAACGCTCAGTCTCATATGTGGTATGGTGATGGCGCACTTTCTTTTGATGGTGTTAAATTATTCGTTGCAAATGGTCTTAATGACAATACTGCAATGGCTGCTCAGAAATCTAACTTATTCTTCGGAACTGGTTTGTTATCAGACATGAACGAAGTTAAATTGATTGATATGGCTGATATTGATGGTTCTCAAAACGTTAGAGTTGTTATGAGATACACCGCTGGTGTACAGTACGGAATTGGTTCTGACATTGTTCTTTATCACGTTTAAGAAATAAAAAATAATTAGGGAGCTGAAATGCTCCCTTAATTTAAAACAATAACAAATGGCTTGCGATTTAACACAAGGAAGAAAAGTACCATGTAAAGATGTTATTGGTGGAATAGTTAGAGCTTGGTTTGTTGACTTTGGAGACTTAGGAACGGTAACTAAAACTGACGATGAAATCACTGATTTATCTGGGACTTTTCAAGCGTATCAATACGATTTAAAAGGCACTAACAGTTTAGAAACTGCTATTACCTCAAGTAGAGAGAATGGGACAACATTCTTTGAAGAAACATTAACTTTAACTTTACCTAAGTTGTCTAAAGAAGACAATAAAGAACTAAAACTCATGGCTTACGGAAGACCTCACATTGTTGTTGAGGACAGAAATGGTAATTGTATGTTAGCTGGCTTAGAGCATGGAATGGATGTTACAGGCGGCACAATTGCTACTGGTACTGCTTTCGGCGACATGAGTGGTTACACATTAACACTTACAGGGCAAGAATTAGAACCAGCTAACTTTATTGCTGGAGCTGTTGCTGGAAATCCTTTTGCAACTGCTGCTACAGGAGCAACAATAGTTTTAGGAACTAATAGTTAAAAAAAGACGCGATTAATATAATTGTGTGATTCATAATATATAGTTTGATTGGAGGGGAGGAAGTGATTAGCCTCCCCTTTTTTATTTAAAAATATGCAAATATTAACTACAAGTGGCACACGAATTATTAACTTTATACCAAGAGAAACAATAACTGGTACTAAAACTTATAAATTAGTGATAAAGTCAGAGGCTCAAAATAAAGTTATATTAACAGACGATGCAGCAACATTTTCTGAACTGGATTACTATTATCAATATTCAACTACTCAAGCATTAGTTGAAAATAATTACTATACTATTACAATCACCAATACAACAGACAACGCAATAATTTTTAAAGACAAGATGTATTGTTCAGACCAAACACTTTCAGACTATGAAATTTCAAACGGTGTTTATATAGAACAAAGCACAGGAGACAATCAATTTGTACATTATGGATAACTTACACTTAATACAACTTAATCAATACGAAAGACCTACTATTACAGAAGAACGTAATAGAAACTATGTATCAATAGGAGATAACAACGACTATTATCAATGTTTGATTGATGCTTACATGGATAGCACTACAAACAATGCAGTAATAAACGGAATAGTCAACCAGATATATGGCAAAGGATTAGATGCTACTGATTCAGCTAAGAAGCCTGACCAGTATGCACAAATGAAAAGTTTGGTAAAACCTCACGATTTAAGAAATGTTTGCCAAGATTTAAAGTTATTAGGAGAAGCTGCTTTTCAAATTACTTACAATGGCAATAAAATATCAGCAATAACACATTTTCCAAGAGAAACGTTAAGAGCTGAAAAGATGAATGACAAAGGCGAAATAAAAAACTATTTTTATTCTGCTGATTGGTCTAAGGTTCAAAGAAATACTAAACTAAAAAAGTTTCCTGTTTTTGGTAGTGGTGGACAAAATGAAATTTATATCATTAAAAGATATGTAACTGGTTTCTACTACTATTCACCAGCGGATTATAATACAGCTTACGCCACTTTAGAAAACGAAATTGCTTGTTATTTAATTAACGATACTCAAAATGGTTTTAGTGGTACTAAGGTTGTCAATTTTAACAATGGCGTTCCAGATAGAGAAAAACAACTTGCTATTAAGAATGATGTAATGTCTAAACTTACAGGAAGTTATGGCGAAAAAGTGATTGTAGCATTTAATAACAATGCAGAAAGTAAAACGACTGTTGAGGATATACCATTAAATGATGCTCCAGCTCACTACGAATATTTAAGCACAGAATGTTCAAGAAAAATTATGTTAACTCACAGAGTTACTTCACCATTGCTTCTTGGTTTATCATCTGCTAATGGTTTCTCAAGTAATGCTGACGAAATAGAGAACGCTTCAAGACTTTTTAATAACGTAGTAATACAACCATATCAAAACCTTTTAATTGATTGCTTAGACACAATATTAGCTGTTAATGATATTAGTTTAAATCTTTACTTTAAAACTATTGAGCCACTTGAGTTTATGGATTTAGAGAACGTTGAAGGCGAAGAAGCTATTGAAGAACAAACAGGTATTAAAGAAGATGATGATGATTTCAGCGCAGAGCTTGAAATAATGGCTTCTAAGAGCATTTCAGATGCAGATAGTGATTTACTACTAAATGAAGCGTTAGATACGTTAGGTGGTGAAATAATGAATAGTGAAGAATTTGAGATTGTTGATATTAGAGATGTAAGTGAAGATAATATTAGTGAAGAAGATTGGGCTGATAATATGATTGAATTAGCATCAGCAGTTAAAAGTGATACACCAATTAAAAACGACCCTAATGGTTTTTCTACATTAGATAAAAGTTATTACAAGGTTAGATACAAATACAATACAGCAAGTGCAAAAGGCAAAAGTGGTAAGAGTAGAAAGTTCTGCAAAGAAATGATGGCGAGAAGTAAAAGAGGTGTTGTTTATAGATTAGAAGATATTGATAAAGCAAGTAGGCAAATGAATTTTAAAGCTGCTGAGTTACCAATGCACAAAGGTCAAAAGTATGATTTATTTAAGTTTAAAGGTGGAGTTTATTGCAGGCACAAATTTCAGCAGGTATTGTATAGAATGAAAATAGATGCTGCTTTAAATGGTAAAAAAGGTAGTAAAGATTTAAAAGATTATGATGTGGTAAAAGAAATACCAAAGAGTTATGAGGCAAAACCAAGAGGACACAAACAAGCAAAGAAAGCACCTGTAAATATGCCGAATAACGGACATCATCCAAATTATAAAAATTAAAAAATAAATAAAAATGAGAACACAAAGAAGAGTATTTGAAAAACTAAGTGAAACTACAAAAGTAGAATTAACAAGTAAAAAGATTGAGTTATCTGTAGTTAGTGATTTTGATTCTGCATTTGCTGCTGGTTTTAAATTTATGCAACAAGCAGAGAAAGAATTAAAAGAGGTTAGAAAAACATATTCTGCCGCACAAGGAGAGTTTAAAAATGTAATTGATGCTTATAATAAATATGAAAAAATTGCAAAAGAATTAGGTGTAAGCATACCTAATGAATATAAATCAAAAAATAAAGATGTTATATCATATTTAAAAGAAATTAAGTCCAAATTATAAAGGAAAATGAGTAAAGCACTATTTGTAACAAGACACGATATATCAGTTTTTACTGCTGCTAACGGTAATATAGACAATGACAAACTGTTGCCATTTATAAACCAAGCGCAGGATATACATATCCAGAATTATCTTGGAACAGATTTATATAATAAAATACAAGCTGACATAGTTGCTGGTACATTAGCTGACCCTTATTTAGCTTTACTGAATGATTATATAAAAAGTATGCTACTACATTGGAGCATGGTCGAGTATTTACCTTATGCTGGTGTTAATATTGCAAACGGTGGTATATACACAAAGAATCCTGAAAACAGTACAGCACTAACAAAAGAACACGTAGACTACTTAATACAAAAGTCAGAAAGTACAGCACAATTTTATACAAGAAGATTTATTGATTATATGCAAAGTGGAGTAGCACCTTCAAACTTTCCAGAATATTACAGTAATACACAAGCGGATATGTATCCAGATGACGTTGCAGAAAATCAAACTTGGGTACTTTAAAATAAAAAAACTATGAGTGACACTTGGGGTAAAGGTTCGGTAAATAACAACATAGGTTGGGGGCAAGCTGCTGGTAGTGCGACTAATGACTGGGGTAAATCTCAGAAAGAAAGTTGGGCTGGTCAAACAGATATTGTTGGCATAACTTCTGTTTCAATTACTTATTCATCAAGCGCATTTTGTTCTGACGCAAATGACCCTACACCGACCATAAGCAACAACGCTGGTGCTGGAACTTTTAGTTCTACTGCTGGTTTAGTTTTTATTAGTACAACAACAGGTGAAGTTGACATTTCTGGTTCAACTGCTGGTAGTTATGTAATTACTTATACAGATACTGATGCTGCTACTGCAACTTTTGATTTAGCTATTAACACAATACCTACTGTAACAGTAAGTGCTTCTGCTGGTACTATTTGCGATGGTGAAAGCACAATATTAACTGCAAGTGGTGCTAATTCTTACACTTGGAGTAATGGCGGAACAGGAGCGAGCATAACAG